TCCTCAATCATTTTTACCAGATTCACAATGGTCATTTGTGTGGAAGAGAATTCAGGAGCATAAACTTTTCCGCCTGATGATTTCCAATACTTTTCATTTATCAGGAAGTTAATACAAGATTCAATTGAATCAACACCGTAATCATAATATATCGGAAAAATGATTTCCCTACGTTTACCAGTGATCTTATTCTTGGTCACTTTTACCATACAGTCTGATCCGATGGTACGATTCAGTTTCTTATGACTTTTTCCTGTAGCCAGCCAGATTTCATGAGTTGCATAGAACTTGAGTGCTTTTCCTCCTGATCGAGTCTTAGGAGTAAACATTGCTCCAAATCCTAAGTTATCTCTGGTTTGTGAAATAACCATGACAAAGGAGTCTGTCTTTTTGATTTCACCTGTAATGACTCTGAATATTTCAGACGCCATTTTTGGCTTCTCAGTTTTCCAACTTCCTTTGGCTTTTTCTACATCATCCAGATTATCCTCTTCCTCATCTCTTTGAGACTCCTGCTTTCCAAACTCTGCTGCCCTACGTTGCTCATCTCTGGATGTTAAGGCATCAAAAGAATCCAATACCCAAATGAATGGTTTTCCTGATATGATCTGATTGTAAATTGCTCCATAGAAATCCTCAATAGTATTTGATTTCTTATAGATGATCCTCTTTGCAAGGGATTTACCGAACAATGCTTCAATGTCTATTTCCAGGGCCGATTCAACATCATCGAATATAAGATCATATTCTTTCATCTTTGGATGAAGATTGGCTTCAGCCAGCATGGTTAAAGCCAGAATAGTCTTTCCTGACGAACTATCACCAATCAGATTGACCATTTTTCCAGCATGATATCCTCCCTCTGTTGAATCCGATAATGCCAGATTCATAAGGGTATTGCCGGTGGAAAGAAGAAATTTGGAAGGAGTTTCGTGGAGATTCTTGATTTGTACTTTTGGTATTTCAGATGTTATTTTTCGTTTCCTTATTTGTGTCATTATTTGTTCCTCCATATTTACTCCTTAGAAAAGAAATCCTGCCAAAAATGTTTTGACAGGATTTTTGATTTATATTAACTCCGTTTCAGCATTGCTGGTGATATTTGCAAAATCCTTTCCTATTCATTTATCCTCCCATCGCCTTGGGGCACGGTCTTTAGCATCCTTTATTTGTTAATCAATTATCTCTTTTTCTTCTTGTCGCCTTTGAGTATCTTTGTTCCTTGAGCTTCAAGTTTCTTCTTCTCTTTCTTTCGTTTCTCTGCTTCATCGGAACAAGCATCCCAAAGTGGACATCCACCATCTTCTTCACACTCAGGATGTTCGTCACACTCTCCGAATGAGTCTGGATCATGCGGACATACTTCGTCATCTGAGGAATCATCGTCATCATCCGATTGATCTTCTTCCTCAGAAGAATCATCCTGATCCTCATCATCCGTTTCTTCATCGGACGTTGTGTCATCATCATCTTCCTCAGGTTCAGGTTCCGGCTTCGGTTTTTTCTTAGTGGAAGGTTTTACTGGTTCCGAAGGCTGTCCTGTAAAATCAGTATCATCTTCCTCTGATTCAGTCCGACGATTCTTCCCATGAAATGCTTCAGACATTTCGTCATAGTCGGGTTTCATTTTGATAACTTCATCAAGAGAAAAGGATTGTTCCAGAATTCTTTCAGGAATTACGTCAATGTCCCGATCTACAAAACGATGTCCAAGATAACCTATGGAGTCCCGATCAACACCTTTACCATCTTTGTAAGTACCGACTTTCTTGACTGTGAAGGCAATGGATTTTCCTGATTCGATATCCGAGAATGCTACTGCTCCACCACCCCTGGGTGACTTTGCAATCTCATCAATCTTTTCTTCAAAGTAGAAGTGAGCGACTTCCCAAATCTGAAGTCCTTTCTTTTCTTCTTCCGGAGAATCATGAACCCATACAAGGTAGGCTGTCCTACGTTTCGGACTTACTCTTTTCCATTCTTCAGTTGGGAGTCTGTTCTGTGCGATATGTTCACAGATCGGATCATTCTCTTTGAAATTCCTTGCGGTACAGGGGTAAGGATTATTCATAGGACCAACCCCGACATGAACCCACAGGTCAACTACATAGGCCAATTCCCCTTCTTTGACTTTGGGATGCTGAGAACCAGCGAAGAAAGGAATGATATCGATAAGGTGTTCACCCGGCTTACAACGCCAGAACTCGATACCTTTGGGGATTTTTTCATCATCGAAGATTGTAGGAAACTTAGTTCCGGAATCTTTCGAATCTACTTGTTCCTGATGTCTTTTCATCAAGTCCTGTTTCTGGTTTCTGAATCTATCCTTGAAACTGGTTCCGGTTTTCGGTGCGGTTTTTGTAGGTTTCATATTATTTCTTCTCCTTTTTAATTGCTATTTCTTCTTTGGCTTTGTTGGTTTTTCCACATACAGTACAACGGATTTCCATTACTTTTCCTGTTTGATTGTGGATTCTGTTATTCTTTCCATAGGTCGAGTCTTGGAATTCATGTTTACATTCACATTTTCCTATCATGCAGTTTTCCTTTTCAATAGTTTCTTATTGGATTCGGTATTAAGTTTCTTGGTTTCCTTTTCCTGTACGAATTCACTTGCAGGGCTTCCAAGGATGGGCTTGCTGGCAAAGTAGCCAGTGGAGTACAACTGAGTCAATCCTTCCAATGCTTTTCTCTTTGCCTCAATCGCCAGACAGTATGCCCTTAACTCCTTAGCACGTTTGTCAGCTTTATTGAATTTGAATGTTTCCTCAATCACCGAAGGATGGATTGTGATAGCGGCTGTAATGGTAGCCTCAGTCACTTTCTGAATTCCATATTCACCAGGATTCTCCCTCATCCTTGCATCCAGCGTAGCCCTCAACTGTTCCAGTTCAATCTTACTTTGTCTGGATGTCATTTCGTTTTCGACAAGTTCAGTGTTCCATTTTAACATGATAGCCGGTAAATCCAGCCATCCTTCATCGAGCCGGTACATATCCAGTTCCAAATCTTTCTTAATTTCTTCATTGCTCATGATTGTTACTCCTTTTATTTAGTTTTCAAAGGCATTATACAACGGTTTTTTCTTATTTCAAATAATTATTTTCAACAAGATGAAAAAACTGACAGGGTTAATCCGAGCTTTCCAGATGTATAGTAATTCTCTGTGAAATTACCCGCTACAGCCGCAATACATGCCGTATCTTCATTGTGAGGCTTGTTAAGCAACACCGTGTTGAAGTACCCCATGATCACACGCCTATTCGCTTCCGGTTCGCCTGTGATCGTTTTAAGTATCTCAGAACACTTTTTCCATTTATCGGCGGAACTCATATTGATATTGACCAACAAACGGCAAAGCTCAATCACTTGTGTTTCATTCACAAAGATGCTTTCGATCAAATCCATTGCTTTTGAATCATTAACTCCTATAATCATATCCAGGAGTTTAAGTGCTTGACCTGCTGATCCTTCACTTACTTCAATGATCTTGTTCGTAGCTTGATCCGAAATTGTTGCTTTTTCTCTTTTCAGGACAAAAGCAATGAGCTTGGACATTTCAGCATGAAGGAGTGGTTTAACTTCTCCTTGGAAACATCTTCTTTTGATTGTCACTTTCAAAGCATCTGGTTCAGTTGTTGTGAGAACAATGAATGAATCTTTTGGAGGATGTTCAAGAAAATCCAGTAATGCTTCTGCTGCTGTTCCTGTAATTCCATGACAATTATGTACTGGACATCCTTCTACAAAATAAGAAGGATGTCCTTCCATCTCTAAATCATAGAAGATCGAATAGCCCTGACTTCTTTCGTTATCTGTAACAAAACTTGAGAAGTTTTGTTCATTACATCCTCGTTTGTAAATCTCAATATCTTCCACCCTAAAGACCTGAGTTTTATTTCCTTCTTTAAGTCTCTGAATAAAAATTTTTTCAATTTGTGTTTCTGACCGTCCACTTCGATTGCCAGTTTCAATTTCTCGTTTCCTATATCTATTTTGTAAACTGAAGGAAAATCTTGTGGAATTCCTTTCTTTTTCTTTATTCCAGTCAAAATATTGATTTCCGTTTTCCATCCCAATAAACTGGCAAGCAAAATCTGTGGTTGTGTTAATTCTCTTCCATTTCCTCCATAGTGTCCTTCTAATGTATTCAAAGTACCATTCAATCGTCTTGTATATTTCCCCTTTTCTATATTGATTATATTTTTTGAAGGATTGTTTTTCGTCATTCGTTCGGAACTTGCTTTCCTTATTTCTCCCCAAATTTCGGGTTTTTCCTTCATTGATTTGAGAATAGCAGTTTGTATGTTTTTGGCTGATTCTTTTGTATAGACTTTGGCACGAAACGAGTCTTGAGAATTTCGCCATTTCCCTGCACATGATTTGGAACAATGTTTTGGTCTTGTTGGTGGATTGGTGTTCCAATAAATCTTTGAAGAATAAAATATTTTCCCACATTCTAAACAAACGATTAGAGCTTTTTTGCATTGTCCACAAATTTTGATATTTGGGATTTTGCTTTGTTGTGTCTGTAAACACATTTGACATTTGAACGTATTCATTTTTAGATACCTCCTGTGAAAGTGTGTCAATCAAACTATCACAAGATTGGGTAAGAATCAAATTATTTTTTAAATCAATAGCTTTAATCCACCCATTTTCAGTTAAAAATAAATGGTCTTTAGAACAAACTATTTCTTTATTTCCTGATAGATGCAGTTTAACAATTCGTTCTAAAGGCACTATATTTTTAAATATAGATTTAACCGTTGATAATCCTTCAATATTAAATATTGAATCCCCAGGTCTAATTGTTTCAATAGGAATATTTCCATTAGGGGTTGATATATTTGTTCCTTTAGGAAAACATTCTTCCAGGATATAGATTCGTCTATTACCACCAAATAGAGGAACTTTCTTGGCTTCCTGAATAATCTCACGAATGGTATCAATTCCTCTGGTAGATGCAGCATTGTAGATATGGGTATTGATAGGATCAATACATAATTCATTCGCTATAACTCTGCCAAAAGTGGTTTTACCGCATCCTGATTTACCAGTGAAAAGAAAGGATGTAGGCTTATCTTCCTTACTCAATGCTGAAGTTAAGGATTCTTTCAATGCAGAATTGCCATAGATTCCTTTGATTGACTTAGGCCGATATCTTACTTGCAATGCGCTCATTTTTTCTTTTCCTTAATTCCATTTTTAGAAGTTTTTTAGCCCTGCGT